GATATGAATTATAGTTTTAATAATATCTCTGACAAACAATTAAAAACAATGCTCCACTTCTTAGAGAATAAAGGTGGTTACCGTAGATTTAAACATCAAATCCCTTCTGTTTATAACAGGCCAAAAGTCTATTATAGCCCTAAGTGGACTCATACGTGGAACTATGCTAATTCTAATACATTAAGTGTAGAAATAAAAGAAGACCCTATGGGTGTAATTCCAACAGGAACTTAAGATGTCTAGAAATATAATAAGAAGTAGTAACGCAATTGTAGCGGCTCAAGATTTCTATACAGCTTGGTCGGAAGGGGATGATAATCTTAAGTTGCATAAAATAACTCAGACATTGAATTATTCAATTGATTATTCTAGGCAGCAATCTAAACAAATCGGTTCACAAGATCTATCTAGTAACGAAATATATAATCAACCTGATGTAAATTTAAATATTACTTATATACCAGAGCCTGAATTTTCTAATGAAGTTCAAGGTAGGTTTTTAGATACACCCCCACTTACTAGTTTTCAAAGCATATTTAATCCTAGTGATGTAAAAGACTCTAATAATTTTTATGTTTTTTTTAGCGAAAACCAAGAAGAATCTTTTTTAGACAATTCTCTCACCTCATTTGATAATACTCTTAATTTTAGTGGTGATGATGCTATAGCATTTGGGAATTGCTTCCCAGAGTCTTATAGTTTGAGTTATGCTGTCGGCGGTTTACCCACAGTTAGCACTTCTTATATTTGCTCTAACGTTGTATTTGATAACTTAACAGGGACTTCTATGCAGAAGCCAGCTATAAATCTAACTGGAGGTAATAATGATAATGTAGGTAGATCTACATTTCATTTCACCAAGGATTTATCTACAGTCGCTTTAGAAAAAGCCCCTCCGATAGTCAACCCGACTAATGCTGGAAGTGATGTAACCTTGCAGAATTTGCAGGTCGGAGGTCAAGAAATATCTGGGAGACACCTAGTTCAATCTGTCAATATGAACGTATCAATACCTCGTGTTTCAGCATATGGATTAGGCAACGATTACGCATTCGAAAGGAAAAGACAATTTCCAGCAAATGGTTCATTTTCTGTTTCTTCGCAAGTCTCTGGATTCGAAAGCGGGGCTATGACTGGCGTTTTGAATTCTGACCAGCTATATCAGTTTGACTTGACTCTAGAAGCAAGTGGTAAAACTATGATATATAGAATAGAAGAAGCTAAATTAGGATCTTATAATTATTCTATGGATATCAATGGGAGAATGAATTTCGACGCAAGTTTTACTTTCCCAGTGACACAAGAAAAAGGTTTGAAATTAAGTGGGACTGCTTACTAATCGTAATCCACTTTGACATCTTTACTTTCGTAGCCTTTTTCTTTAATCCTATTTGGATGCTCTGTCCCATTACGCTCTTTAGCATAATTATTATAGAATTTTTCCTTAACAGGGTCTAGACCCCCAGCTTTCTCTGCCCTTTGTGCGCTGAGTTCTGCTGAGTAGTCCATCATATTACCCACAGTGCCTTTCTTTTTATAAGTAGCGTCGATGTATTGCTGCTTACTAAAAGGGTCTATACAGCTATCTATAGAGGCGTGAGGGACGGTCCAAACCCTCCCCCACTGTAAACCAAATTCGTCTATATATATATGTTCGTCATTCATCCCTTGAATTACCTCTCGGTGTTCATCTGTATCAGGATGTTTGTAAACATATATCGCCATTATTTTATCTCTATTTTTTTAGCTCCTTTAACAGCTTTCTTAGGTAAGGTCAAGTGAAGCATCCCATTCTTCAGAGAAGCGGAAATGTGTTCTTCAGATACTAAATCATATAAATATAATTCATAGTTTCTAGATCTGTCTTCATTTTTAGCCGATACAGTTAGGACATTATCTATGACACTAAGATTTACATCTTTTTTAGAAAAACCAGCCAATTCAAATTCTGCAGAATAAACATCTCCAGAGTCTTTAATTCTATCGTAGGTTTTCTGTTTGGGGTAACTAGTAATGTCGTTGAGTAGGTTGTTAATTAATGTATTCATAATCACAATATATATAACACTACTTGTGCCAAATCATTTTTCCTTGTAGATAAGGGATAAAATAGCTTCAGTGGTCTTCTTATAAGTCATAGTGTCCCCCAATTTTACACCACCTGCGTTAATTTGTCCCACTTTAGTCTCAGCCTCTTCCATAGCTTTAATAACAGTTTCTTCATCCCAGTCATAGAAGTCACCTTGATTGTAATCAGCACCTTTATTAAAGAATACCCCATCTGCACTAGGTATAGTTCTACCTGTAGATTCAACTAAAATACAATTATCTTTTGTAGCCCAATCTTTGTGAGAAGTTTCATTTAGGACGATACTCCATTTACCCAAACAAGTAGCATTAAATGCAGGTAAGTTCCAACCTTCGCCACCAGAAAGGCCAGTAAGGTCAATATCTATAGCGTTAAGAAGTTCGTTTACTTCTGTATTCTTTGCAAGGTGGGGTATAATGTTAAGATTATTATAGTTTTCACCTTTAGTAATATCCTGCCAAACACCATGCATTTGTTCTGGTTTGAAGAATGGATTGTTTATACAACAAGACAATTGATATTTAGGATCATTACCATATTTAGATAACCAAGTTTGGATGATCTTTTTGGTATGCTTCCTATTTTCGAATTTACCCATTAGACCAAAATGGATAATATCTTTCAAATATTCCCTGTCAGTCCTTTTAAACTCTTCATCGAAACCTAAAGGTATGAAATGGGTGTTATCACAACCTTCTTCCTCAAACATATCTTTTGCATATGTAGAGGAGAAAATTGTAGAATCTTGAACCGCGCAAGTAGCCTTCTCAATTTCAGTAGGCTCACTACACTCATAGAAAGTAAACAGGTGTTGATGTTTATTTTTTCTATTTTCAGACCCATTAAAATGCCAAAGTCTCAAAGATGGAATTTCTTTATCAACAAAACTCCATCTTTCGTTTATAGCATTATCAATGTATTCTTTTAAATCTTCACTAACATCGAATGCGGAAAGATCCACGTTATCTCCCGTAGGGAATAATCCTATCTCGACATTTAGCCTTTTTAATTCTTTGATAATATTATAAGAAACATTACCAAAACTGAGGCTGTTTAGAGGTGCTTCTAAAAGAAGTTTCATTTAAAATGGAACGTCATCACTATCGCCACCATTAGATCCTGAATTAGAATCACTATCTTCAGACTTCTTTGAGCCTAGAAACTGGAGGTCTTTACCGCGAATAAAGTATTTGCTAAATTGCTTACCATCTTTTTCCCAAGATGACATACAAAGCTCTCCATTTACAATAAATTCTCTACCCTTGGAGAGATATTTCTCAGCGATTTCTGCTGTTTTATCCCAATACTCGATATCAACGAAGCACTTAGTCTTAGCGTTTGATGTCGAGATCCCAGCGCGAAGGCTGACTACTTTCTTACCATTCGTGGTATTACGAACTACTGGGTCTTTAACCAAATAGGCTGCTGCTGTTACTGAATTATACATAATTTATTTCGCTCTTTACTTTGTTTATAAACTTATTGTGAATGTTTATACATCCTTGGATGCTAAGGTCAAGACTATTTGCAATAGCTCTCCAAGGTGTGAGCTTATTATTAGATGAACCATACCTCATGTCAACTATTTTTTTTACCCTTTCGTCAGATTCTTTTTTTAAACACTCTTGAAACATTACCATCGCCTCGTCTTTATTGATCGCTGGGATGAATGATTCGCAGTGAGGTTCTACGTAGCTATTCTCATCGTCGATAAAATACTCTTTACATTTTCTCTTTTTATTCAGAGCATTTAGGCATTTCCATTTAGTCTGGTTAGCTAAGTGTGTAGAAAATTTAGTGTTACGATTAGGATCATAGTTCAAGGCGGAATCGTAAATGGTGAGATCCTTTTCTCCCACAATCTGATTTTTGTCTAATGTGAAATTAGGGTGCGACATGTAGTGATTTACCATTGTGTGAAATATTCCAGAATGCCTATCTATCAAGGCTATGAGGCTATCCTCGTCTCGATGATCTTCTTGAATTTTAGAAATTAATGTGAGGTCGCTATCCACTTCCACCATTCTACGTTTCTAAATTGATTTTTCTACTTTTTTCTTTTAAAAAAAATCCTTATATTTTATAATATATTTATAAAACGTAATCGTTATAGAATAACGTATACTTAATCTATAACGTAAAAGTTATAAATTACGTGTAGCCCGTTTCACGGTGATTATGAAATCAAAATCATTTCTGTCAAGAAAAAAAAAATTATGAAAATACTCTTGCCTCTGAGCGGTGCTGAGTGTAAAATTCTTTAACATGATTGCTGAAGATAAAATAGATGAGATGGCCACGGAAAATACTAAGAAAAAACTCATTTTTGAAGAGCAATTGTCTAGGAAACCTGATGAATTTCCTTGGGCGCAAGACTTTATCGATGCCATGCATCAGGGATTTTGGACAGATAAAGAATTTAGCTTTAGCAGTGACATACAAGACTTCAATGTAAATCTGGATGCCACAGAAAAAGAGATCATTGTAAGGACTCTTTCTGCTATAGGACAGATTGAAGTAGCAGTCAAAAAATTCTGGAGCAAGCTGGGAGATAATTTGCCGCACCCTAGCCTGACTGATCTCGGATATGTAATGGCAAATACTGAGGTCATTCACAACAATGCATACGAAAGGCTATTGACAGTGCTTGGTTTGGAAGAAGTCTTTGAGGAAAATCTTAAACTAGATTTTATTGAGGGCCGTGTAAAATATCTCAGGAAATACAATCACAAGTTCTACAAGGATTCTAAAAAACAGTATGTTTATGCTCTAACTCTTTTCACTCTTTTTGTTGAGAATGTCTCACTATTCTCTCAGTTTTACATTATTAATTGGTTCAATCGGAACCGAAATGTTTTAAAAGATACTGGGCAGCAAGTAAAATATACTCGTAACGAGGAGAATATTCATGCTCTAGCTGGAATTAAAATCATTAACACTATTCGAAGCCAATATCCTGATTTATTTGATGATGAGCTTGAACAGCGTATTTTGTCTGAGGCTCAAGCTGCATTTATTGCGGAAAGTAATATAGTTGACTGGATGATCAATGGTTTTGATGAAAAAGGTTTAAATGCTGGTATCCTCAAGGAATTCATTAAAAACAGGATTAATGATTCTTTGGAAAAAATAGGATTTCATTCTGCGTTTAATGTTGACACTTCTTTGCTCAAAGATACAATGTGGTTCGAAGAGGAATTGATTGGTAATAATGCTACAGATTTCTTCCATTCGCGCCCTGTGGAATACTCAAAGAATTCACAAACTTTTAACGCAGACGAATTGTTCTAAATGACTGACTACTATTGGTTAAATGAGGACTCAAGAATTTTTCTTGAGAGAGGTTACCTAAAAGGGGAGTCGCCAGAACAAAGAATTAAAGATATAGCAGACACTGCGGAAGGTTATCTCGGAATAGCTGGTTTCTCTGATAAATTTGTAGGTTACATGAAACAAGGGTTTTACTCTTTAGCTTCTCCTGTCTGGTCTAATTTTGGTCGTAAGAGGGGTCTTCCTATTTCTTGTAATGGTGTATATATTCCTGATAGAATGGATGGGATTTTAGCTAAACAAAGTGAGGTTGGGATGCAGACTAAACACGGCTCTGGAACTTCAGCTTATTTTGGAGAACTTCGTGGCAGAGGAGCTAAAATTAATTCAGGCGGAGAGTCTTCTGGAGCTGTTCATTTTATGGAGCTTTTTGATAAAGTTGCTTCTGTTGTTTCTCAGGGGAATGTTCGGAGAGGATCTTTCGCGGCATACTTGCCTATTGAACATCCCGATGTAAAAGAGTTTTTGCGTATCCGTAGTGAGGGCAATGCTATTCAAGAAATGTCTTTTGCGGTTACTGTCACTAATTCTTGGATGCGGGGAATGATTGATGGTGATAAGGATAAACGCGAACTATGGATGAATGTAATCAAAAAAAGGTACGAGACTGGATACCCTTACGTTTTTTTTCAAGACAATGCTAATAATCAGGCTCCAGATTGCTATAAAGATAAAAATATGAAGATCTATGCTTCTAATCTTTGTAACGAAATAAGCTTACCTTCTAAAGAAGATGAATCTTTTGTCTGCTGTTTATCATCTTTAAACCTAGTCCAATGGGATGAGATAGTAAAAACAGATGCTATAGAAACCCTTACAATGTTTCTAGATTCTGTTATGGAGGAATATATTCAGAAGACTAAATCTATTCCATTCATGGAGTCTTCTCATAATTTCGCCAAGCGCCATAGAGCTATTGGTATGGGTGTTTTAGGTTGGCATTCTTATTTGCAAAGCAATATGATTAGTTTTCAGAGTATGGAGGCAAAACTCCTGAATAGTTCTATATTCAAAACAATTAGGAAATGTAGCGATAGAGCTACAGAACATTTAGCTAATCGTTTAGGTGAACCATTATATTGTCAAGGTTATGGGCGCAGAAACACAACTACTTTAGCTATTGCTCCCACTACTAGTAGTTCTTTTATTTTAGGACAAGTTTCTCCATCTATTGAGCCAGAAAATTCTAATTATTATACTAAAGATCTAGCTAAAGGTAAATTTACTGTTCGGAACCGTTATCTTAAAAATCTTTTAGCAGAAAAAGGCAAAGACACAGATGCTGTTTGGATGAAGATCTTAAATTCTGGCGGGTCAGTTCAAAGATTATCTTTCTTAAGTGAGGAAGAGAAAGACGTATTTAAAACCTTCGGGGAAATTTCCCAAAAAGAGATTGTTATTCAAGCCTCCCAAAGACAAAAGTTTATTGATCAAGGACAATCTCTAAATTTAATGGTAAGTCCAGAAAGTTCTTACAAAGAGGTCAACCAATTGATGATCTATGCTTGGGAAAATGGGGTAAAAGGTCTATATTATCAAAGAAGCGCTAATCCTAGTCAACAATTAGCTAGATCTATACTAAATTGCTCCTCTTGCGAGGGTTAATCGTTCATTTTTAATATTTAAAAGTGTAAAAGTTTTCTAGATGGAATACGATTTCTCAGATAAAGCAAAAGAATTCTTGGAGAGTCAGAGCGCTAAACGCTCTGGTCCAAAAGGATCGGCTCAAACACCTGCCAAGCCCTCTGAGAGAAAGAAGGGGTCTTCGAAAAATAAAAAAGGATCTGCTGGTGGAGATAAAAAAGCCCCAGCTATTACTTTTTCAGATAGAGTTATAACTTCTCTGAAGAATAAAGTAAAAGAGCATAATGAAAAGTCTTCAAAAAAAGTAAGTCTAAGTCAGCTTAAAAAAGTCTATCGTAGAGGTTCGGGAGCTTTCTCAAGTAGCCACCGTCCTGGAAAAAGTAGGGGTCAGTGGGCTATGGCTCGCGTAAATACATTTCTTAAAATGGTTCGAGGTGGGAAAGTTAAAGAATCTTACCGCGCTGCGGATGGAGATATAGCTAGAGGTAGTGAAGATTATTACGTCGAGGAAGTCGGTGTTGCATTCACTGACTTCGATGAATTGGAATTCGGTCTTGCAAAAATTGATTTAATTAAAGCTGGTATTTCTGAGTTAGACATGGACCAAGATATCGAGGATATCGACTACTCTGAAGCTGAAAAGAAAACTCTCAATAAGCCCTTTAGATTAAAAGGCGGCAAAAAAAAATTTGGGGTATATGTGAAAAGCCCGAAAACTGGTAATACTATTATGGTTAAATTCGGTGATCCTAATATGGAAATCAAAAGAGATGACCCTGATAGAAGGCGTAGTTTTAGAGCTAGGCATAAATGTGATACGGCTAAAGATAAGACTACCCCTCGTTATTGGAGTTGTAAATTCTGGTCTAAAAAACCTGTTAGTTCTATGGCTTCAGAAGAGGCTATCGAATGGGATGATGAGGAAATTTTGAGCAAGTGGGCTTGGGATGATGAGGGGTTTGCTGAGCATCAAGATTTACTAAACGCTTACCCATTTCTTACTCAGATTAAGTTAGTGGTTGAAGAAGAAGAATTATAGGTTATAATAACCTCACTAGATGAGGGTATTATTCATTTCTGATTTTACGCTGGAAGATAATTCTGGTGGCGCACAAGTAAGTAATAAAATTATAATAGATCAAGGCCGAGAGCTTGGCCATGAGATTAAAGAGCATAGCTATAGATCATCAGCTACTGATTTTCTTTCTTCTTATGATTTAGTTGTAAATTCTAATCTGGAGGTTATAAGTAGAATTACTCCAGAGAAAATGCCCTTGATATTAAGGATGCCTAATTCAGTTAGGCTTGAGCATGACTCTTGTAGTTATCTAACTGACGACCTTAGAGAACAGCTATTTATTAAAGCGAAAAAAAATTTCTTTCTAAGCGATTATCATTTAGAGTTTTTTAAAAACCTATATGGAGACTACTTTCATAATGTAGAGATAAATTATGATCCTATCGATACTTCACTATTTACTAAGTCTAAAGAATCCAAAGATTATGATGTAGTTTATTGCGGTTATCTACATCCGTTAAAAGGTTTCAATAAGCTATTAGACTTTGCTAAAACTAATCCTGACAGACAAGTAGATGTATTTGGATGGGGTGAATCTTCTGCCGATCATTTTTTTAAAGATATTAATAACATTAAATATCACGGATTGCTATCTCATAATGAAGTCGCGGAAGTATTTAAGAAATCTAAAGCTTTATTCCATTCTCCAATAGTGAACGAGCCTTTTTGTCGAATGGTGGGAGAAGCATTATTATGCGGTGTTAATGAGATTATAGGTGACACATCAAAGATAGGATCTTACAAAGAGTTTAGTAAGGTTGGTTACGACAAATTTAAAGAAGGGTGTGAAAACGCCGCTTCTAAGTTTTGGGAAAAAATAAAATGAACTTTTTATGCGGGACATATTTCAAACATCAATGCGGCTTACAGTTAACAGACTACAAAAACGCTAGGGATTGTAGTCTAGTGAATTATCGTGATTATTCATTAGATAATGATTACGTATTTTGTAAACCTGATTTCTTAACTTTGTTGAATACTTACTCTAAAATAGGTTCTGTTAGATTACCAGAAGAGTTTACTTTGATAACTCATAACTCTGATATTAATTTCGGGGAGTCGGAGATTAATTATGTATTAAATTTATTTCCTAATATTAAAAAATGGTATACTCAGAATTTAATTTTTGATCACCCTAAGTTGAAACCCATACCAATTGGAATAGCTAATCCAAAATGGTCACATGGCAATCAAACTAGATTTTCTGAAATCATAAGTGAACAACAAGAGAAAACAGAAAAAGTTTATGTAAACTTCAATGTTTCCACAAATCCTCCTGCTAGACATGATTGCCTGAATAAAATATCAGATAAATACCCGTTGCAAAACAAAAAAAATTATCCTAATGCTTCTTTAATACGAGACCATGATGATTTTGTTGAGTCTACGCAAAAAGATTACTTGAGGGAGATCGCTAAGTCTTACTTTACGGTTTCTCCTGTTGGTAATGGAGTAGATTGTCATAAAACTTGGGAGTCTATTTATATGAAAAGTATCCCTATAGTTACTAGATGGCATGGGGTAGAGAAGTTTCAAGAGATGGGGATACCGATGATCATTATAGATGATTGGTCTGAATTAAAAGATTTAGATCTGACTGCTGATCTTTATAAAAATATTTGGGACGATTTCGATATTGAGACTCTAAACTTTAATTTATTTAAATGATATGGATGATCTAAAAATAAACTTTGTAGATTATTGGCCTGGGTATAATAAAAGCAATAATTATTTCTACCATCTACTCTCCACACAGTATAATGTCATTATAGATGAAGAAGATCCTGACTTATTATTTTTCTCTGTGGATTATAGTAATGTAGGGGAGAGAAATAAATATAAAAATCACAGATGTAAAAAAATCTTTTATACTGGAGAAAGTGTCTCTGCTAATTTTGATTCGGAAGACTCTATAAGAATAAAAAATCATCAAGCAAATTATAGCATCGGTAAATGTGATTATGCTTTTACATTCGATTTTTCTGGGGATGAGCGTCATTATAGATTACCTCTTTGGGTTTTATGTATAGATTGGTTCGACAAGGGGGGTTATGGAAATCCTGAGTTCATACTAAAACCTGATCTTATAGAAAAAAATGATTTTATTTCTTCAGAAAAAAATAAATTTTGTGCAATGATTTTCAATAATCCTACAAAGGAAAGAGTTGAAACGTATAATTTGTTTTCTACTTACAAAAAAGTAGACGGATTTGGTCATCCGTTTGGTAATTGGAGTAATGGGGAAATAAAAAAATATAATAATCTTAAAAATTATAAATTTTCCGTTTGTTATGAAAATCGTTTATATTCTGGGTATTACACAGAAAAACTTTTCCATGCTAAAACAGCTGGGAATATACCTATATACTATTGTGATGACGAAGTGTCCAACGATTTTAACGAGAAGTGTTTTATTAATCTAAACAATTATGAATCCTTAGAATCTCTTTTTCAACATATCAAAGAAGTGGACCAAGATGATGATTTGTATAGCTCATATCTTAGAGAGCCTTTATTTAAAGACAGCTTTATAAAGAAAGAGTTTTTGCCAAAATCTATTTTACAATTTATAACCGATACTATACTAAAATGATAAACACTGAAAAAACATATTTGATTCATTACACAAAACTATCTGAAAGAAAAAAACATACAGATGAACAATTTAAGAATCTTGGTATAGATTTTGAGTATATTACTGAGTTTGATCAAGAAGACCTGACGGATGAAATAATAAAAAAACATTATGATCCATCAGTTGAGTCCTACGATTCTAAAATTCATCCTACCTATGGTAATCGTTCAACACCTCATCGAATTCTAGGTAGAGGAGATATATCTTGTGTCATGAAGCATAGAGTGGCTATTGATAAAATAGCTACAGAATGTAAAGATTATGGTGTGGTATTTGAAGATGATGTTATTTTTGTAGATGATTTTGTAGATAAATTTAATAAATTTTTAGATTCTACGCCAGATGATTGGGATGCTATATTTATGGGTAGTTGTGCTGGATTAAGAATTGCTCCTCAATTTATTAAAGATAATATAAACTCTTATAGAGTAGATCATCCAGCGTCTAAAGGGACAGATTCTTACTTATTAAAAAAAGATTTAGCTAAAAAAATCTCTTCTACTATGGGCAGGTTTGTAACTGCTGCGGATTGGGAATTAAGTTACCAATTCAAGCTGCATAATGCTAAGGTGTATTGGTGGGAGCCTCCATTAGTTATTCAAGGTTCAGAAATAGGTCTTTATGAAACTACAGGTAATAGGTCTAAATAAATTTTAATTTATGAATAGTAGTAAAACGATAGCGTTTTATCAACCTCACCTTGACATACAAGGAACTGGTGTGGCTAATTATGAGTATGCCTATTTCAATCAAGCCCTTCTTGGGAATAAATCATATATGATTTGTGATAAAGGACATGCATGGACTCACCCCTTAGCTATGGAAAAATTCAAAAA